CCCTGCAGAAGCAGCCAGAACTGGTCCACTACATCATGCACTGTTTGTGTCTGACCAAAGCTACAGTTGAATTGAGAGGCCTCACGGGTCTTTGCTACGTTAGTACCGCCCAACCAGAGTGTACGGCCTGATGTAGTAGCCTTACGGTCTACCATAAGCTGCTCTAGCTCTTTTAGCTCCGAATGCTCTTCAGCAGTTAGTGCTTCACCTTTGGCACGTTCCCACAGCCACTGTTGATGCTCAATAACACGGGCAACCGTCTGCTCCCATGTTTCGAACACTGTACCTTCATCATTCAAAGGACGGTTATAGGTACGCCGGGTGATTACGTTTGCCCGAGTGGAGAATTGTTGTTTATTGCTCATCTTTGTCCTCAATTAGAAATGTATTACACGCTGCAGTCATTGCCTCAGAGGCGACTTTCATTTGCAGAACGTGTGATAGTGTTTTGGAGTAAGCTTTGGCGAACTTGTCGCGCTGCTCTTCGTAGTCATCCAGAGCTTCTTCAAGCATAACGTCGAAGTGATCTTCCCAGTCCGCAGTCAATGCTTCAGCGTCTTCTAGGTCAAACTTAAGGTCTTCGATCCGGGCTATAGCTTGTTTAAGAAGACCAGCTTCTACGGCCTTACCGGACTCTACGATCCATACCCCGTCTTCTGCTTGGAACCGCTGGATGATGTCGTCTTCAATATGGTTCATTCTACTAGATCCTTCAGGCTAGGTGGTTGGTAGTTGTCCCCCTTTAAAACCTTCCCATCTTCACGATAGATCGGCTTCCCGTCGTCTCCCAGTTTACTCATATTAGATGCATGAACCCGGCGAAGAGCCTCATCAAGATCCCAGCCGAACGTAGCTGCCCACCCAAAGGATACGTAGACTAGGTCAGCCAGCTCTTTTACAAGGTTCTCAGCGCCGTCTGAGGAATAGACCTCGTTAGCTTCTTCCTTAACGAGAAGAAGCCTTAACAAATCTAAACGGCTGTCCCGTCGCCATTCCTTATCAAGGGGCTGGCCAAAGGTACGTGCAAACTGACGTACCATGCTTAGGGGGGAAGAACCGATATAAGTATCCGGGTCCATAAGTGCAAGATGTGGCTCAATAAAATTCTCAGAAGCCATTACTCTGCTGTCCATATCAACCCTCCTCAATACGAGATATCAGGCGGTCTAAATACCAGCGGCATTTCTTAAGATCTTCGAGCTTACCCTTTGCTGGCCAACGCCACAGATACTTAAAGGAGTTCTGCCAACAGTAGGCTAAGTGGGGCGACATTTGTGCCTCTTCAGCCATCGCTTCCATTGCATCGATACATTCGATGTCAGCGGTGTTGTAATGCGGGGGACTATTTACTGGGTCATTGTTATTGGCGTGGTTCATTTCTCTACCATTTTCTTTAGGAAAAACTCCGCATCAACTAAGGCTAGCGGTTTCTTTCGATCTGCTTTTAAGATGACGACAGGTTCCATGCCTTTGGGTGCGTTATCACCCGCTTGGTCGTAGAACCCGTACACAGAGATGCCCTTACGCGCCTTACACTCAAAGGTTAGGGGTATGTGCTTACGAGCAGCTGGGCTCAGCTGGACATCTTCTCCGCCAGCTCCCATGCTTGTGCTTTTTACGTCATCTGGTTCAAGGGTAGGTACAAGCTCTAGGATCCTATCACGGGTCCACTGCTGGAGCTTGCGACCTTTGTTTTTGGCGCTTGAAGTTTTAATGGCCATCTAATCAGTGAACCACTTCTGTGCAGGGTTCTTGGCTTCTGGGCTGGACATCTTAGAGGGGCGACGTACAGCAGTAGGCCAGCAAGACGCTTTGTAGTTACAGAAGCCACAGTTCTTATGTAGAACCATGTCCCCGGTAGCTTTACGTCTAAAGAACTCTTCCTGGGGCTCGAAGCCTCTACGAAAGGGTTCATCACTGTTTAAGGCCTTAACCTTGTACTCACGGTCCTTGCGGATATCGTCAGCCTCAGCAGGGTTATCGTCTACTTCTACGACTTGTATTTCACCTGAAGACTTATCAACTACGATCCAACCGCCTGGCTCTTTCTTCTGAGCATCAGCGTACAGATAGAGCTGACCAATATAGCCAAAGCTGTCATCCTCTTTCAGACCGGCGTAACCCTTTGACCACTTGTTCTGGAAAGCGAAGGGGCTGCAGCTCTTAATATCGTATACCTTACCGTTGATATCGATATCTGAATCACCTTTGATGGTGGATCCAGAGACCTCCAGCTTTACCTTGTCGCCATCACTGGTCACGTTTGTACCCGCAGTGGTTAACAAGAGCCGTAGGATGGCCTCTAGGCTATCTCCGAGAAGCATACGGATGATATGGTTATAGGGCATAGGCTCGGACTCTGCGCCCTCCTTACCCTTTTGAAGTACACACAGATTACGTCCTACGTTAGACGCCCGTACCCTGAAGGTAGGGTCTCTTGGGGTAAACTGTTTACGAGCAGCGATAACCATCTGCTCACCAAAGTCTTTGAACGATTGTTCACTAACTTCAACAGGTTCACCATTAGAGGCCTTTTCCAACAGGTCACGTAACTGAACTTCAATCTCTGAAAGTTCTTTGTCCATTTATGCGAAGTCAGCTTCTAAGCTAGCATCAACAGGTACTTCGTACGTAGGAGCGCTACGTGAAATAATAGCAGACTTATGCTGGTCCAGAATACGTGTGTTTTCACCCTCTACCATAGACGCAAAGTGACGGAATGTATCAGCCGTTTGCGTATCAAAGGTTTCTACTTTTGACGCATCAAATTTGTAGTGCATCACGTAGTATGTAACAGAGCCATTTTTCATACGCTCTAGGGATACATCAATCCAGAAATCACACAGGCTAGCACCACGAGGGAGCTTCTTCACAACTTCATCCTCGAAAGGCATAAAGTTAGAACCCTTAAGCAACATGAGAGCTGGCTGGTTTTCAACAGTTACGGAGTTACCCTCTGCATCCACACCTTTGTAGGTGACCAGTACACGTAGATGACGGAAATACGTTACGTTTTTAAAGCGTTCCTTTTCGTACTGCTCCATCTTGCTCTTTGGCTTAGTCATGCCGCATTTGGAGGTGCCACGAGTATCTAGAAACTCCTGCTTAAAGCTTTTATTGATCAGAGTTTTACAGACAGTCTTGTTTTGATCGGGATCGTATTCGATGTATTGGTAGTGTTGTCCTAGTACACGAATCTTAATATCTTTGGCGTATGAAATGTCCGCCACATCTCGTAGATACATTGTTGCTCTAGGGATCGCTTGGCCATCTTCATTTTCGTCATCAGTGTTAATTTTAAGAAGGGGTAGACGATCACTTTGAATGTTTTCTGGGATCATTCCCATTGCCTCTTTTAGGCGTTGCTCTTCTGTTGCGTCAAATACTGCTACGTTATTCATGGAGCTATTTTATCCTCATATGTTAGGGTTACAAAGTTACCTTAAGTAATACCCTAAGTCAATTGAGTTTCTTCCATCTCCATCCAGTTTTTTCCAATTTCCATCTCAACATCTAACGGAAGAACAAAGTCGTAATTAAACCGTTCTTTAATCTCCTCCTGCACACCAGACAGGGCCCACAACAGGGAAGACTTCACCTCCTCCAGTTCACCTGGGAATATGTCTACGACCAAGCTATCGTGGACTGTTAGTATGAGTTTTGAGTTGAATTTACGCTCCCTGAACGCACGTAAGGCTCTCACACAGGCTAACTGCATGATGATCCCAGCGAAGCCTTGTACGGGGTAGTTTACCACCGCTGTGGCATTCGTGATGCGGCCATTACCTAGCCTACGAGCACCTTCAAACATGTAGCGCTTACCGGAAGGTATACGGACTAGGTCATCCTTAAGAACGCCATCCATAAGCTGTTTGTGCCAGGCAGCTAGCCCTTTGTACAAATTGAAGTACTCTTTGAAGTATGATTGTACATGAACAGGCTCATTAGCACCCATCCCGCCGTATAGTGGCGAAAATGTCACACTCTTGGCCCCTTGGCGCATTTCTTTAGTAACTTCAGACACTTCACACTGATGGATAATGCTTGCCGTCTGCTTATGTACGTCTTTACCGCTTAAGATGTCATCGATGATCTGACTATCCTTGCTCAACTCTCCCGCAACGCGAAATTCAACTCCCGAGTAGTCGATCTCGCCCAAAATTCCGCCTTCAAACCTGCTCACAATGCATTTACGAACAGGAAATTTACCTCCCTTAGGCAAGTTCTGGAAGTTAGGCTTACTTGAGCTTAAACGGCCTGTACGGGCGATGGTTTGATTGAAGTTGGGGTGTAGCAGGCCATTAAACCTGGTCCACTTACGTATAGCCCCTACGAATGACGACAAATAAGTGCTTATGGCGTTGTAGCGTATATAATTTACCAGGAAATCTTCTGCTTGTAGGTTTTTCTTAGCTCTAGCCTGACCCATCAGACGCATAAGGGTCGTCTTGTCAGTTTTAAAGCCGTGAATAGACGCATCACGCGGCCCCTCAGGCACAAGCTTCAGACCAGCCTTTACACCCGTAGAAATGTAGAATGCA